TGACGACGCTTGTTAATGTAGACCCGAATATCACCTTCTTGGTAGTTTTCGTACAGGACGATAGAAGACAAGATGCCGTGTAACTTCAATGTCAATCCAGAAACGCTTGGCGACTTTATCTTGTACTCTTGCCAATTCAACCCGATATTGGTTTCATAATCCGGGCTAGACGTTTGGAACACATAGAACGTATTGGTATATGGACTCTCTTCGGGAACAACACTCGATGGAACTACGTCTTTGATTTCTGCCAACTGCCACTGAGCCGCATCAAATCCTAACCACGGGTTTCCGGCAGAAGTGTAACGAGGGCCGATAGCGGCTCCGGCTGGCATATCATAGATGTCAGGTACCGGGCGCGAAAGTTTGATTTCGGTGACGAAATGTGACGCGAGGCCGTGTTGGACATAGCGAGCAGAATGGACGAAATAGGACTCCGAATTGTAAGTAAACCCGGTCAATGTTATCTGCGACCCTACCGGGATACCATCAACAAGGTTACCAAATTTTTGGTGCAAACGAATTACGTCGTTACTGAAAAATGTGAACTCGGTGCCATCCCACAGTCGAATGTCTTGCAGTTCGAAGAGTGTCGGACTGGTGGTTGAAGGGTGATAGTTGCCAGACGGAAAGGCGCGATAGTTCCATACCTTTTCCGCAAAGGACGTACTGCTTAATTGTAGAAAGGGGAGAAACTCGATAATTGGTATCTGTGCCCTAACCTTGTTGTTGAAGGTAGGGAGTTGCCCTTTATGAATCCATTTGTTTGACTTCGACCAATCATCCGTCTGTTGGTTATCTGGTAAGTACCGGCTGTTAGTCGTTTCGATGAGCAACGATACGTTTACTTCCAAGAATGTCCAAGCACTAGTCGTGATGTCATATTGGCGGATAGCATCATACGATGTATCGTACCAAATCTGACCATCTATCGGCGAATCTGGCATCGTTGATATGGACGAAAAGCTGATTTTACGAATGATTTCGTAGCTGACATTTGGATCAGAGAAGAAACGAACACCATATGGCATTTGAAGATTGTGTGTATCGGTATTCAATATGGTGTAAGTACCAGTGTTTGCACCAGAATGCACAACAAGAAGGTCACCGGCTTGGATGTTGAACCCGTTGAAATTGATACCCGTATCCACCAAAATATTCTGACCAGACGCGAAACTTCCAGCAGTTCGAAGCGGAACTATGCTATAGTTTTTGACCCAAATGAGGTCTCCAAGGGAATTGGTATTCCAAACCGGATTCAATACATTACGGTAAGTTCCGCGCGAATAGTTCAACTCACCATTGATCAAGGACACCAGCGGTAGAACTGACAATTTTCGATAATCTACAGCGGCAATGCTTCCATTGACTGTAATCGATGACACATTAGAAGCTTGATCGAACGTGGACGATGCTACTGAGTAATAGGCGACAGGCGTCAACCCTCCGATTGCCTTGAAGATGTAGCCGGAGAATACCAAGGCGGTAACATCACCACGAACCGTGAAGGTGTTGGTGAAGGGATCAATCGAAAGGATGTCTAGCGAAGTCTTGCTGACGGTTGTAAACGCTGGGGATAGTGTAATATCTGACAGCACAAGAACGGTTTTCGTCAATGCAGTATTGTAACTGACAGCCGTTATTACTGCCGTTGAGTGTCCGATGGAAGAACCAAGAACCAATGTGTCACCGACCGCGAACTGTGAGGTCTGGTTTCCGAGCAAACGAATCCTCGATGTGGAGACCACAACGGAATCGATATTGAAAGTTTGGGTCAGTCCGACGATTGATTTAAGAGCGTGTTCAAATCTAGAGGCTAACCAAGCAGTCTGATTCTTGATTGTGATGTATTCAGGTGGGTCGTTATTGGAAGAAGCGTCCCAGTAGTAGTCCTGATAGTTGATAAGCTTATCGACATCGATGGGAGGAACCCAGTTGAATTGTAAAACATCACCCCAGTTGGCATAGTTATCCGTATCCACGCCCATCTGTGATAGACGGGTGAGCATATCGTTGAACGTCATGTATTCGTTTACGGAGCCAATTTGTACCGAAGGCACTGGCTGAAGCTGGTTATCGGCTTTATATGCGGAGGTTTCCGGAATGCGAGCTACATTTGGCTTGTTGTTATCGAGGTCACCTACAAGTCCGACTACATGATCCATTTCGATCTTTGTAAAGAAACGGTTGAAAACGTTCTCGTTCAAAGATTGGATGATTTCAGTCCTCAATACCGATGGAAGCAGGTTATTGAGATTGGTGCGCTTTCTTGTGTAGTCAGATGTACTCACAGACGGGATACCTTCAGGGGTCAGTTTCAGAACAATAGTATTTATTGACTATGTTCTATCGTAAAAAACCCCTAGTTCACGTTGGCTGTTTGAGTACCCTTGGATTGAGAGATTGCACCACTTCGATGTCAGAGACGGTGATCGCGGCCTGAATAATTTCATCTTCACGGGCGAACACTTGGAATAGATCACCGAAAACCTTGTTTTGATATGATGGAACAAAAACGACAGCCTTCAAGTCAACCGGCATTTTCGTTTGGAGGAATGCGGACAATTCAGGGAAGTAGAATGTCTCACCAAACTCCCAAAACGAAATATCAAAATAATCTGTAACTAAATCAACAATTTGCGTCTTCAATTGATTGTCTGTCAGGGCAGAATTTTCTGTTCTGATTACCTTGATTGTACCTTGTAGGGTTGGGTCTGCCAACGCTCCAATAATGACTTTGATTTTACCGGCGTGAGCCACGACCGTATCAGATAACATCTTGTTTTGGAGAATATCATTATACGAATTTCGTAAGGACAGTGGGGTAGGTGGCTCTGGGCGTTGTGCCAATTCACCGATTAACCACAAACGGAGTTGTGAATAGTACCCGCGTGTAATGATGTACATATCGTGGATGTTTGTCGGAGATGGATCGACCAGATAGTAGTTCGGAGTGAAGTGCATCCACAAGAAATTGAGACCGTATACCCCAGATTCTCGCTTCCATATAGGTTCGCCACCATCAAAGGTTAGATTGGCATCATATGCATCCAGCGAATCTGATGTGTTTGGTTGGATTGTCCACTCACAGTTCGGACACGTTCGAGAGAAATAAACGAAATCGGTAGGTTTGATCAAATATGTAAGATCAAGATTGTCAGGGATGCCGTCTTGGTTCAGGTCAGCCGGGATGACATGCAAGTCATGAATGCTATCCAGACCGATGTTCTCTTCACTCTCGATGACTTCCTGTGCCAACGCATTGAACGTATAATTTTGATCCAAGCTACATCCAGTTGAGGATATATTGGCTCGCAAGATGACAATTTCATCATGACGCACTTTTAATGTATCTGCGGTGATGACATTTTTGTTCTGGTTAGTAATCCAGAAGTTTGTTCCTAGACTGTTGACCACGATACGATGACCGATGAAAGAGACATCCCAGCTTCCATCGGAGTTGGCGGTCACTGAGATTGACCAATTCAGAGGCGGAGTTCCGCTTACATTGATCTTCCATACGTCATGTGCCGTATCGTAGGTCAAATAGAACGTGTTGGGGATGCTTGTAATAACTAGGCGCAATGCGGTCTTGATTGCGGCAGATTCTTGATCGTTGAATGACATGCGAACGTTTACCGGAATAACACCCTTCAACACAGCACTGATGAACCAATCTTGTGTGTTCAAGACTGGTTGAATATAGTTGAAGAACATCGCATTGACTAGATCGACATTGGTATCGCCATCACTTGGTGGCAAGTTGGCGAATGGAATATGTGCCACGTCGTTAATGGTTTTGTAATAAAGAACTAGGTCATTCCCGAAGATTTTCACATTCTCGTAGTTCTCACTGGCATCATGCCATGTAATGTACTTGGAATCCCCGGCAAAGGTACGATTGATTGTACGCAGTTTAAGGATTGTGTTGTCCTTGAGTGGATATTCGTTGTAATCGCGACCGCCGACCATTCGATCTTGCGTAGAGAATACAGAACCAGCCGTTGCCTTGATATGATCAATGTCTTCAGATGGCGCGGCATTTTGAATAGGATCGACCAACGAGAAGGTGAAGGAAAAGTTTTGGTCACGGTTCGCCGGATCACGATAGGTGAAGCTGCTCGAAACGTTCTGAATAGACGATGTCGGAATGACTACGTCTGCGTTTGCGGAGGTTCGGAACCATATTTCAAACTGCCCAGATGGAATGTTGGCAAAATTACCATCGCCAAAAATCAAACGAAACTGGTCGTTCGCTAGAGTTTCGATTTCATACTTGTTGCGATTCGGGTTGGTATTGAAGATGACGTTACGCGCGTTAGCCAAATCGACTTCGGCCCACTCACCACTGCGAGTAAGATCGCCGAAGTTTTCGTCGTCTAGGATGAAACCCGTATTTGCGTCGATGTTACTGACCCATACGTCTGTTTGATTGACGTTGATGACGTTTACGTCGTATGTGAGGTTTGGTGTTACACCGTCGAACTGGGCCACATTACGCTGTAAGAGACCCTGTTTCGTGAAGAAGAAGAACCCTGTATTGTCAGATGTGTCTCCGAGACCATCATTCAAATACATCATATTCAACTGCTGATTCTTTTCTGGACGACGCTCAAACGGGCCATTCTCATTCAATTGAACTGGAACCAATTCCATTGGATACACATTACCCGACACGCTAGCACTATATTTGACGACATTCTTGTCGAGGGGATTGTTGTTAAGCGTGTACACCTCGAAGAGAACGTCTTGTACCTGTGCGCGATCAGCCGGAAGAATCGATCCGAAATCCTGTTCAAATACTTTGTTCAAAACAAGAACAAACTGCTCTTTCCAGTTCGGATTTGTAGCATCGTTCCATCGAATAGCTTTGTTGGCGATGTTGTTATTGTTCGAGTCGAATAATACTTCCGATGTACTAACGGTCGTGATCTTGACCAGACCACGGGCCGGAATATTACGCGATGGGTTGTATGATAAAAACTTCGCCAGACGAAGAGCAGACTCTTTACGTTGTGCTACCGACATGAAATTTTCACTGGCGTTCATATCCAAACGGTATGCAATCAACTCTGCTGCATACGCGAAGGTTTCGATCAGGGCGATCAATTCGGAAGATTCAATGAAATCGTTGAAGTCTTCCGGGTAGTACATCTTCAAATAGTCAAGCATCGACTCCTTGATCGTGTCATAGTCCCATGCAGAAAAATTGATTTGCTGGAAAGCTTGGTATGATCGCTCCCAGTTTTCTGCTCGTTTCACTAATCTCATGATGTACTCTCGATGGTTACGCTATTTATGATCAACTACCCAACTGGATGGATATGTCCAAACGTTCGGATAGTTGTAATTCGTTATAAATCAAGTCGGCAAGAACGATAATCGTGTGGTTGTCTGTCAACGGTAAGACTGTTAAGGCACGCAATGTGACTCGTGGGTCATATTCACAGACGGTGGTGATATCTTCCGTAATGGCTTGGATTGTTGAATCTAGAATGCCTTCAAATGCCATGTCTGGAATTCGTGTTCCGAAATCGGCCATCTTTACCCGTTCACCGTGTCTCGTGAAGATGTGGTTAAGGATGTCCCGTTTCACGATTTCAACATCGAATAGTACAAAGGATTTGTTCCTCTGAAAGCCTCTAGATGAAAATCCCTTGTATAAAATTGCCATTATTTGTACGCCTTTGATCTATTATTTATTACCTGCGCCATAATGGCCCACGTGGGTATGTGGTGTCTCCATCGACTTTGCCTATCAAGGCTCTTCCTGTCTCATCAACGTTGTCAAATTGAGGGTTGTGGCTCGTATTCCTTTCATGCTCGTCTGTTGACGCGTTGAGGTTAGGAGTATCAACCATCAACGTTCGAGGCCATGGTTCTCTGGATGGCACACGATTCGTCCACAAGGCCGGAGAAGCCGTCGATCCTCCTACCACCGGGGCAGTCGCGGCCTGACGTGGCATGTAGTCAGCCACCGTAGAACCACCAGCAGGTTCGCTCTTCTGATTATGGAACGGATCATTTGCAGCGGCGATGTTGTATGTCGTTTGGTCTGTGACATTCGTAAATGTTTGCTTTGTCCCGGCCCAAAATGCTTCCGGGTCTAACGGTTGGCCGTTGGTTTGACTATGGATTTGATAATGGAAATGAACAGCAGATGCCCCTACCTTATCCATGTAACACAGTAATTGCCCTGCGGAAATACTCTGGCCAGCCTTTACTGCGATATTGGAGCCATGTAAGAATCCATGCGTCTGTCCATGATGATCGTCTATTAAAATCGCGTTACAGTGGGGAAGACCACCAAGACTCACTGTAGTAACCGTTCCGGCGAACGGACAATAGATCGGATATTTCCCCGGTGGTGCTGGGTGAATTTTGCTATATGCGGAGTCGATAGCGTTATGTCTGCCACCGGCCTTGGCATCGATAGTATTGCCCGGAATCTGACGCGGGCCATAGCCTGACGTTACAACTACTACTCCGGCCACGGGGTCGGGTGGTAGGCATTTTCCTAAAAATGCCATGAAGATGGGATGATATGTGGCTTTTACACTCATGATAGTTCCTTTAGCCGATACTTAACGGGCAAGGTTGTGAATTGTTATATATGCTCAATGCCGGTGGCGTGCCAAGCGGAACGCCGCCTTGATAGATGTTGTTAATCAAAGAACGCAAACTTTCCGAAGTTTGAACTCCTGCACTCGGTATTGTTGCTCCGCCTAACGTTACTGGTAGTTGAGTGACACATGTCGAAATGCCGAAACTCGGCAATGACAAGCCTGTCGGTAGACCCAGCAGGGACAGGAGAGACGTGTTACCGTTCAAGAGAGACGCCATGCCTTCTAATGTTGTTACAGCATGACCCAGAGAAGTCAAGGCGGCATTGAGTTCAGCCAACGAGCCAAATATGCTTGTCAGTTCAGATGGAAGTCCTCCGAAAAGATTGCCGACCAAACAACCCAAGTTGAAGGAGAACGGAATGCTGAATGAACCGGATAGAGCATCGATGGCTATATTTGTTGCCGTGGAAACGAGGCTCAATTGGTAGGTGGTCAAATCTAGCCCCGTGGCCAACTGGTTGACCTTATCACTGAGTGTATTGTAGGAGTGTCCAGTGATCATGGTTTGATGGATAATATCCCCCAAGTTGGCCGTCACATGAATGTCCGTGAGACCAACGATGGATATGTTTCCTGACAAGCCCAAACCTGTGATTACTTCATCTCCCATTCCTAAGCTAAATCCCGGTGATGCTACGGCTGTCACCTGTTGACCAGATGTAGCATTGATCGGGCCGGAGCTTGAGGATTGTATTCCGTTATCACCTGTTATGTGTTGTGATGTTGTGGTGATCAATTTAACGCTTCCAGAACCAGAAACAGCACCAGCTTGAATGTCCACGTGCGAGTTCATGGATTTGATTTTCGTTGTGGTGTTTCCGGTCAAGGAAGTTGAACCACTAAAGCTCTGCAATTCTGCATCATGGAAAGACCCTACAGAGGTCTTACCCTTTGCGTAATGCTTCGTATCGTTGGTACTGGTCGCATGGATGTTGTTTCCACTAGACAAGATGTGATCGCCCGTGACCGTACTGATACTGATGTCATTTTGTACTGTGGAAATGTGGGAATCACCGACTATATGGTAGTGAGTTATACCTACATCATGGTAGGTATTTTCTATCGACTGATGTCTCTGGTTTTGAGCGATAGAATGTAAATCTTGCTGTGCATGGATTCGGATTTCGCCCTTGACAGGAGGATCACTCAACTGTCCGATTATCGTTGGATTTCCTTGAGGATCACCATCTGCGGTTGGTGCTGGAATTTGCCCAGTCTCGGTATTGTGTCCTGCATACAAGTGGATGCTTTCCGCTGCATAAAGTCGGATGGTGCCACCACTTGTCAAGTTGATGTCGCTGGTAGAGCCTAGCGAGATTCGGTTATCACTGAAGATGTCCACGTTGCCGTTCGAATCCATTTCCATCCAACTCTTGCCTTTGTTGGTGGAAACATAAATGCGTTCATTGGTATCATCCAAAAGGATTTGATGGCCGGTAGAGGATCGGAACCGCATACGATTGTTGTATGGACGGTCATCCATCGTTATCGAGTGCATGCCCGGTGTACTCATTCCGAATACCCGTGATGCTTTCATATCGCCAAGCGACTTGAACCCACTCCAATTATAACCATGCTCACCTAAAATCGGCTTCACTGATGCATCTTGTTCATTCGCTTGGATGGTATCAAGATCGTTATCGAGATATGAACTTCCCTTTTGTGGATTTGGAGACCCGCCGCCATCTTCCGGGATGGATGTTGCTTGATAATCTGCTCCACGTGATTTCCATTCTGGTGTCTTTCGATCCATGAATGCTGCTGTCATGTTGTCATACAGAGGTTGAATTGGTTTCTTGTCAGATGTCAGCGGGCCGTCAGGAGTACCATTGCTACTCGACCAATCGTACCTGCCATGAAATTGTGTATGCGTTTCCTGATGTTCCGGAACGCAACCGAGCCAGATACGACGACGCGGGTCTCCATCTACACAGGTGACCAACACGTGAGCGCCTAACTCTGGGATTCCCCAGAATCCGTAGTGAATCGCACCTTCGGATTCAGCCGTCCCATCACCCACACCACGAGCATACGTTTTGTTATCGATGCTGCCCGCATATGGACTCAAATACACGCACCACGGAAGATAAAGAATCTTCTTTGGGTCGTCATTGAGAGATGGACAAAAAATCTGAAGCCGCCCCTGTTCCAGAGGATCGTCAGTATTGACCACGATGCCCAATGTTCCCAACGAAGGGATATTTGAAGAGGCATTCTCTATCGCAAGAGACTTGTACTGATCTATGAAAAGTTGCAGTTTATTGTGGTCAATCATTGTGCATCATCCGTTCGCATTAGTTCCAGTCTTTGATAAAAAGTTGAACCATCGATAATGTTCTGTACTCCAGACAAATGGTAGTATTCAGTGTAATAGAAATAAACCGGATCACCGACAGGTGGAGGTGTAGAACTGTTTGTTTGTTTGAGTCGAATCAATAGTTTAACATACATCGGTTCGTATTCTGGATATTTGTATAACGTGGCACCGTCTTGATCATTCGTTGAAACCTTCAACGGGTTTCGTGCAAGGTCAGAATAGAGGTCGCTGTTGCCATTGATCAGCAACGTGACCATTGAAGTTTGGCGCATGATCGAATGGATATTATTTATGTCGATGTTAGTAGCTGCGACCGCACTCTCAAGTCCATAATTTTTGGGATTGCCCAACCCGCGAACACCACTCATGAAAGAATTTGAGAAGGTCGAAAGCGGTGACCGTTCAATGGATATTTGTTCTCGGTTTCCATAGACGCACTTGGCATCTCCACCTATTCTGGCCTCTTCTTCAAGAACTGCAATGTGATAGTCGGAACCGGTTGACATTTGAATGTCTAAAACATCCACGTCCACTTTGTTACCATCAGAATAATAGAACCCCAACGGATTGATAGCTCCATTTCCCGGCGCAGTCGTTATAGGTGGTGGCCCACCAAACTCGGCACCGATAAATCCTCCAGCAATAGCTCCGGTGATCGATCCAAGAATTCCACCAGCAGAACCTATAGCTGCTCCGGCAGTAGCTCCGGAAACAATATTGGTGATCAAATTTGATATCTTTCCGTTGACATCGTTCTGAGGTCGAGCATATCGGCGAATCATCACTGTTATTGTCGTGTTTCCACCAAGCTTTTTCACAGAGGAAATGGTCGTTTTGAAAGAATACCCTTGCGCTATATCATCTGCGATAGCCGTAGACAATTTCAATAATTCATTGACACAGCTTGGTATGGTTGACCCGATTGGCATGGTAAGGCTAACGATACCAGTAGCGTTTTGACTTTGTGCTGGCTGTTCAAATGGAAGATTTCTGTTGTTTACTTGATATGACGCAATAGCCGGATCGAGGTCAACAACGTAATCTATCTGAATTCCACCAGCCGCATCTTTTTGTTGGACTGGTATTTCGATCTTTTTTACATAATCGTCACGCACTAGTCCCATGAACTCTTGAAGCTGACGCTTGTTACTCTTGATTTGGTCTTGTAATCCTTGTTGAAATCCGTTGAACACATCTTTGAGGGTGACCATCGCTGGAGCTTTACCGAGTCTGACAGTTCGACTTGCATTCTTGGCTGCATTTTCTTGGGCCGTTGTCATGATACCGGTAGTCCCACCGGACGTAACAGGGACAGTCTGACCGAGTCCTCCTGATTGGTTTGTTATCGTCATCTGCGACATGGCAGAATATTGTGGAAGCTGGCCCAGAGAGTTGTATTGGGCAACAAAATCGTATGCGAATAGCTGTGAATTACTCAGTGCAGAGCCGAAGTCTACTACGGAGAAAATCAACGGTTTTACAGGAATGACTGTGGTGGTTCCGCTGGGGTTGTGACCCCTGAAGAACGTATACAGTACGAAAGTCATCTGAGAGACCGAGATTGGGGCTTTGGCACCCGTATCCTTTGCCATTTTGGCTCCGATATCACGGATGAAATTGGGGAAGATTGGAGATGTGCCTGTCACGTCGGTAATTGAAAAACTTCCCACGCATGATGTAGTTCCATTACCTAGAGGCCCAAAGAACTCAAATGACCAAGTTAAATTGTTCATGAAATAGCTTTGGTCAGTCAATTCATTGACGACGACATATCCAGACCCACCGCTCAAGTTGGGCAACTTTGTTCCAACCGCACCAATAGTGCCGGAGGTTTGGGTTGCGGTATTCACGTTTGTTAAATTGTCAGATACTTTATATCCGCACGCAACTTCGGAATTATCGAATGCTATCAGGACATGTTTTGCATCATGTGCAAAGAATTTTGATAGTGGATTACTTGGAGTTGACATTTCTTACCGAATTTGAAGTTTTGACGATAATTGACGACTGTACTCGCGCCTGAGATGGCATGCGTATATATGCACCGGCTATGAACTCTTCGTTGATATCAATGATGCTGTTGGCTTGTAGAATGATCCATTCCAAACCCTCTTGGCCGTAAACGTCTCTGGCTAATAGGTCGGGTCTTCCGTCATACAACATCGGAAGAGAATTTATTATGTAATCATCTGCTGCCGGAATCGAAAGACTCAAATCTCTTTCCCACCACATGACAGCGGTGTCTGTTATTTCAGAAATTCCGCCCTGTACATATCTGGAACGCTGTTTCAGGACAGAAGATTTGTTAGTGTATTGTTTGAAGGTGGATTTCATTACCAACTCTCCAAGGTGCCATCGCGAAAGTTTTGGATGTCAAAGCTTGTTATAGCCGAGAGTATTGTTCCTGTTCCAGACGCGCTGGTGCTATCTGTGTTGTGACATTCTTTGAGGCTGATCGATATTGGAATATTGATAGGAATGTTCGTTCCGGTACTAGACACTTTCAATATATCGCTGTCGTTATTCAAGTTAATGGATAAGCTGGTCATCACTACCGGTATATTTTTGAACATACCACCATACCCACTCAAAATAATGATATCAGGAATCGTGATAGAGCTTTCGGATTGCCCACCGTTTGCGTTCAAAGCTGAATTCTGTGGCATTCTCCAAGAACGTAAAATATTCAATCTTTGTTCTGTGTATGCTGCTCCTGCCTCAGTTCGAGAAATGAATTGCGCTTCGATTTGAAATGTTCTTGCGGGAGTTCCTGTATAGATCAGAATGCTTGATGGCGCACGGATGTCTGAGATTTCTTCCCAATTAACTCCGCCTGCTTCGGTTACGTTCGGCATTACATCAAATGATACCGACGCTTTGCTTGTTCCGGTTGTTATTGGAGTCCCATCAGCGTTAATTGTCGCTTTTTGTACATTGGGGGTTCCGCCTAGCGATTCTATTCCGAACGCGTCACGTGCCGCATCTAAACGATCTTTGTTCAAGATTTCTTGTATCGCAGCCGGAGATAGACCCGCTGTGTTGAAATTGTTTATCTTATATGAAAAGGCTCCGCCCGGAAGACTTGTCGTATCTGTAACCGTGCCATTAATTATGCCTCTAAGAGCAGCGGCGCGGGCATCGTTCATATTGGATGATCCACCGGACGATAACGTGATGACAGTGGTTGGATACTTCGATGATGACATGGTTAGACCCTGAGTTTAGTATATTTATGGGTCTCAACATCTCGAAAAAATTGGTCATTTCTAAACACTAAATACAACTACAATTGGAGTGTTTAGAATGGAAAATGAGTCTGGTAAACAAGAAAAGCGAGAAAATCCGCTATTGGCTAAGCTCCACAAAATTCCCGGCGTCACTTTTCGTCTACCTTCTCGCGGATTGTTCTACAAGAATGGCGAACTCGATCCGGAGGTAGAGGATGGTGAAGTCGTGGTGCATTCCATGACTGCCGTTGATGAGTTGGTGATGAAGAGTCCGGACATGCTGTTCCAAGGAACGGCGATTACCCAGACTATCCTCCGGTGTGTTCCCCAAATACGAAATGCGGAAGACCTTCTTGTGCATGACGTGGACTTTCTTCTCACCTGTCTTCGTAAAGTGTCCTACGGGCCTAACATAACTCTGACGCATAAGTGCAAGCTATGTAAAGACCCGAAGGAAATAGAGTATCAGATTCCCCTCTCTCACTTCATCCAGAATACCAAGGAATTGACGGAAGAAGATTTCAAAAACATGCGATTCAACCTTGCAGATATGTATGACGTGCGTTTGAAGCCGTGTACGTTCATGCAAATGATCAAGGTCATTCAGGCTGGCGAAAAGCTTAACGCCACGTCCACGTCAGAAGAAATCATGAATTGGGTGAATCAATCTTTGGCTGCTGTCATCAAGGTCGTTGATTCGATTAGCGCCCCGGAAGATATCATCGAATGGCTTTCAGCATTGCCCGTAGCCATGCGTACAACCTTATCAGAGTCCGTGGCCAACTTGAACAAATGGGGGCCAGAATTCAAATATACGACAAAGTGTCTGACATGTAAGAAAGAGATTGAATTCCTTACCAATGTGAATCCGACAAGTTTTTTTATGCAACCCTCAAGCTGAAGGATTCCAAGCGAATGGCGGAGCTTTACCAGCGCCTAGAGGGGGAAACCGATGAAATAATAAAGGAATGCACTTCGATAGCATTCTTCATGCGAGGCGGCATCCAATATGATGCAGTCTACGAAATTACCCCACGCGAAAGAAAGTTACAGACCAAATTTCTCGGCGACAGGTTGGATATCGAACTCAAGAAGATGTATCCGGTGTATTAATGAATCTTATCACAATCGATCCATCCTTGACCTGTACGGCGGTCATCGTCAACGATAAAATCTTTGTCTATGCCTCCGAAAGCGTAGCCATGACCAAGACCGGAAAGCCTACCAAATGGTTCGATTCAGTCGATCATCTGATTACTTTGCGATTGCATAGTAACGCTTATACGGCCACGAATCATTCAGACAAAGAGATTCAGAAGCTTGTCAATTACAATGGAATAGTGAAGACAATTTTCACTGACGTGTTGTCATGCCTCATACCGGGAGAGCCTATCCGAGTCTATATCGAAGGTTACAGCCATTCGTCTGAAGCAGGCCCGTTGATCGATTTGGTTACCTTCGGCACGGCACTTCGTATGATGTTAGCGTTCATGAGTGTGGACGACATTCAAGTCCATATCGTCACCCCGACTGAGTTGAAGATGTATACGGCCAGATTTACTTATCTGGCCCTGACGACAAAAAAGTCTGAAGTGATTCGCAATCATCAAGGGGTCAGCGGGGGTAAGTTCACCAAGCATGAAATGTACAAAGCCCTGATCGAGAACGTCAATTTACAGTGTGAATGGGTTACCAACTTGCGTAATATCGCGCCTGACGCGACTGCCATGAAAGGTATCCCGAAACCTATAGAGGACATCAACGACGCCAAATTGATGTATGAAATAGCAAAGTCAAATAAATACTTCTAACCCGGAGATATTTAATGCTTTTGTCATCCATCCACATGCTTCTGACTGAAGCCCCGACCTACGACCAACTGTATCGGGATATCATCACGAAGATCAATAACAGCGATGCTCCGCCAGAAGCCAATGGCTTCCCATCCGATGAATGGATGGCAGGAGTAATGGCCAGTCGTGGATCAACCGATGGCAAAACTGCCCAACTCTTGGCAAAATTGAAGAATAACGAATTGGAACCGGGCAGTAAAATGTACCGTGACGCAGTTCGTACCAAGATCGCTTTCGATACAATGGCACAGCATCATCTGATTTCTCCAGCAGAAAATGGCCGATACGCCTTTCCAAGCACATCACCACAGGGTGAAAAGCGTCGTCAGTATCTTGCCGGGTTCCGTAACTATCTTTCCAAGGCGTTCAATGCCAACAAAGAAGGTGACGACCTTACTAAAGTCATGCGTGGTGCCGGGAATGAAGAATCCCAAAAGTGGGCCGCTTCGTTGCCAGAAGACAAGAAGCAATACCTTGATATCTACAAAGAAATGGATAAAGACACCTTTGCATTCTTGAAGGGTCTGATCGCGCTTCGCCGCACACCGGCCCAGTACAAGAATCGTTTGTTGGCGGCACAGGAACAAGGCATCAATTCCTACAACGTTTTACGCCAGACAAATTTGGTTACGTCAGACAACATGCTCAATCTTCCTTTGATCAAGGGTTTCAGTGCATTCTTGCGAGACCCGGATGGTACAGGCATGCCGAATGCATATGCTAGACTGAAGCCGTTCGAACGTGGTGCCGATTATCATAATTCGCGATCCACTGCCGATAATGCATTGCGTCAGAACGAAGTGGACAAGCGTTTGGATTCGCGTTCGGAAGTTGCATCCGACTCTGACAAGTATGTGCAAAGTATCATGTCAGATTTGACACCGGCTGAGATAAAGGATATTCTGGCCGTTCGTAAAGGTGAACAGCCTGCAAATCTTCAGAACTTGAAGATGATCGGTGTTGTTGATAGTGGTGGTGAATTCACCCAAGTAGGTAAAGCTGTAGCCGCATCCCTCAACGTCAATCCTGATGTTGATTCTTTCTCCGCACAACCTGTAAATCATTCACGTTTACACGGCATCCGAGGCGACCGCAGAGCGGAACGCACCGTCGATAGAACTACAAACTTCAAAAAATATTTGAACACAGGCGCTTGACAAGGTAAACAAGTCGTGTATGATATCCACCGAATCCATGCCTGATACGCTTGGATTTAGTTACATCACAACTTGTAAATCTTGAGCGGCTGCCCACTGAGCTAATACCTCTTGTCGAACGGTCGGTGGATCAAAGATCAAAAGTACGCATTTACCAAAGGCTTTACTAGATTTCTGCCGGTACTAGGTCTTCCGAAAAAGGTTCTGATCATACGGGACGCGATGTGTCATTGCGTGTATGAATTGGAATTATGTCACACTCTAGTCACGTCTGGAGTTTGGCAAGCCGTGTATGAAGGCATCGTATCAAATCTCCCCAAGGTTCACCCTTCATATCGATCCGCATTGTGGTTGGATAAATCCACAAGGTTTGGCTTAGAGTTGTTATTCCTATGTATACCGACATGGTGTATATAAAAAATGGGGGAGGGGAGGACTGTGTCAACAGTCAAGAGGTATGCAAACCTGCAAGGTATGTAACGTTAGTAGGTATGAAAATGAAAAACATTGAAGATACGAAGCGAAGCGAGTATCTTCAATGTTGAATCGCGTTTTTGGATTTGTTTGTCCTTCGCGGAAACCGCTCAGGCCAGAGGTGGAGCGGAGGCAAGCTCCTTTCTCCACCTCATACAAGGAATTAGCTGTTCTGGGGTGGTCTGAATTGAGTAGACGCCGCCTGTAATTACTGCTATAATTGCTCTTCAAGAGAAGGCAATAATCATGACCCACAAAGATATCCTCAGCTTCTGGCCTATGAAAGACTCGAAGCCGAGACCATCTCAGGTCACCGCTTTGAAGTGGATTGAGCAACTCTCTCCACACATCAAATATATCCTCTGCCAAATTCCGGTAGGTGGTGGTAAATCTCCTGTGGCTGTTAACATGAGTAGCTGGATTTCCCAAAGCTTGGGTTCCAGCATCATCTTGACCCCACAAAAAATCCTTCAAAAGCAATATGAAGATTCTTTCGATAACAAGTACATCGGTTCGGTGTACGGTAAATCGAATTACAACTGTGCATCCAAGAAAACCAATTGCGATATTGGTTCTGCGGTGAAGCCACCATGCGAATCGTGCCCGTATAAACTAGCGTATGCTGCGGCAAAGAGTGCGCCGAATATTGTACTCAACTACAAGTTGGGTCTGCTCTATTCGCTTATCGGTGCTGACCTTGCCAAAGAACGCGACATGATTACATTCGATGAATGTCACACTCTCGAAAACCATCTGACAGAATTTTTGGCTGTCCTAGTGACAGAAGCAGCTTGTAAAAAGCTGCATGTCATGTGGAAAGAATCTAAGACGATGGCGGAAGCCCTGTATTTCTTGACCGAACGTTACATTCCGGGTCTCGATATCAAAATCCGTGAACTCTCTGAGTTGGTAAAGGAACTGGAACAGCGTTCCTTCGGTATCGAAGGGCTGCGTATGTCCGAGAAGGAACTGGACATCATCAAGGATTACAAGCGAGCCGTTGAACAGAAAGACCAGTTGACCGAAATCACCACGATGAATTACACACGTCTTCAGGAAGAGTACGTTTTCATTCCGGAAAAGAACAACTTCCGTTTCAAGGAAGTGTATGGTGCCCGTGTCTTCGGTGAACTTCTGGAGCCATTGGCCAACCGATTCCTCTTCATGTCAGCAACCATCCTCAACAAGGATGAATTCTGTCGTGACCTTGGACTTGACCCAGACCAAGCCGCTTACATCTCCTTGGAGTCCGAGTTTCCGGTCAAGAACCGACCTGTCATCTTCATGCCAACCATGAAGATGACGTATGGATGGGATAAGCCGGAGATGGCTCCTTTCCGAAAGGATATGATTGATACCATCGTCCAGATTTGTAAGGGTGAACACAGTACACATTCCGGTGTTATTCACACCGGCAGTTTCGTGGTGGCAAAATGGCTCATCGGTGAACTCTGTGGCAAAATTCCACAGCGAATTCTTGAACATGGCCCCGACAGTGGAACATCCCGAGATGAGGTAATTGACGCATTCTGTACGCCGGATGGAACGTTGAAGCTTCTGATTTCACCGTCTGTAACGGAAGGTCTGGACTTGAAGGATGACCTTGCGCGTTTCTCCATCATCGCCAAGACACCATATCCGTTCCTTGGTGACGCATGGGTGAAGCGTCGTATGGAATTGTCATCGTCTTGGTACAATCGCCAAGCAATGACAGGCATCATACAGGCATGTGGACGTGCTGTTCGAACCCCGAATGACTGGGCAACCACTTACATTCTGGATTCGTCTTTCGCTGGGTTGTATAACCGAATCAAGTCCTACGTCCCAAAATGGTGGAAGGACGGATACGAAGAGTTTTGAAAAAGGGCCTCACGGCCCTTTTCTTAGACAATATTAGAGAACCCATTTCGCAGTTCCACCTTCAACTGTCTGGAGAAGATGGATGCGATTTCGTCTTTGTGGGTGATGACGAACATGGACAGCTTGTCATTGATGGCGATGCTCTTGATCATATCAGCCGCAAGCTGCACGCCTACAGCACCAAGACCGGTGTCGAGGCACTCGTCTAGGATACAGAAGGTGATCGTGCCGTGACGGGCCTGTAGAACGTCCCTGAAGGCAAATGACAGGGCTAGGTTGATCCTCGCTCGCTGTCCTGATGACATTCCACCGAACTCCGTTTCACACCCGAACTTGGTAATCTTGACACTCAGGTCTTCCATGAAGGTTACCCGGTGATTCATACCCAGTTTGTCCAGATAGAGTTTAAGACGACCATTCAGGAACGGGAGATTCTTCTGAAGCAAGACCTTTCGTACAAAAGAATCCTTCTTCGTGAGCAATTTGAGAAGAAAATTTTGATGTTCTATGTCATCATCTAGTGCATCAATTTCGGAGTCTTTAAGGGTTCCGAGGCTGCTCTCCGATTGAATCAATTCATCCAACGTTTTCTGGTGCGGGTTGGTTGAGGCTGTGACCGTCTGTATCTGGAGTTTCAGATTATCGATACGATTCTTTGCAGCCGCAAGCGATGCTTCGGATGGATAGTTGAGACCGTTGTCAATTTTGGTTAGCAGCTTCGCCAACTTGGTAGATTGTTTATGGTCTGCTTCTATTTTGGCTTTGGTTTCCTCTATATCCTGTTGAATCTTGACGGCATCAATTTGATTGGTTTCTGACTTGACTCTCGTCAATTCAGTGGTCAGGTTCTCTTTCTGCTTCTGGTGATTTCGAACCTCATCCAACGAATTGAAGGTCAGTTTACCTTTCAGGATTTGGAAATCACCTTGTTCTTCTTCGCTGATCCGTTTCGATTCATCAAGCTTCTTAGTGGTAGAATCGAGAGCCGTTGAGAGTTCACCTATTTTGATATCGACGGCGACCTTCTTAGTTTTGGCCTCTACATAATTTTGACTGCAATACGGGCACTTCGATTCTCCGAGATGTGCCGACTCCTTCTGTGCCTTGTCCAAATCCATCGATATGTCTAGAACGGATGCTTCCAGTTCTTTTATAGTTGCGTTCGTGGTTCGAATGTCATCTTTCAACGCCGTGA